TCTCTTGCAAAATTGGCGAAGTCTAACAACAGTGGTCTTGGGGCTGACTTATTTGTTACTCACAGTCCTTGTCTCGAGTGTGCCAAGCTCATTTATCAGTCAGGCATTGGTTGTGTATATTATGGTACAAACTATCGTGATGATGCGGGAATCAAATTCCTTGAAAAATCCGGAGTAGAAGTTATTCAAGTAGAATAATCGTGTAAGATCCTGCTAAATATGTGAGTATACAGGAGATGTACATGGCTAGAAATACTGCAAAGTTCAATTGGTCACAGTTAGATCGCAAGGGCCTAACTGAATTGTTATATCAACTATCTCCAAAAATAGTTAAAAAAGAAATACCCGTTGCTAAATTCCATAGAATAATAGCAACACAGATGAAAAACGGTATTCCTATCAAAGTTACCAAACATTCTGATCCAAAAGTAGAGTCTGGATATGTATATGTAGGCGGCGCATACTATAGCGACGATGACAAAGATCGTGAAAAATGTATTGAAATTTCGCTGGTTTATAACACGAACGACGAAAATATAGTCTTAACCAAGGCAAGATTCAACAGATTATGCATTTTATTTGCAGATACCGTTCTCCACGAAGTTATACATATGCGTCAATATCGAAGAAGAAAGTTTAAAGAATTACCAGATTATGCCAGCACTGCTGAAAAGGATGAGCAAAATCAAGAGCAGATTTATTTAGGCGGTAGTGATGAAATAGATGCATACGGATTTAATATTGCCTGCGAACTTGTGGAAAAATTCAAAGGTGATTATCATTTAATTTCGCAATACCTAAACGAAGATCAAAGTAAAAAGAAAAGAAGAAGCAATTGTTGGAGAATGTATCTCAAGGCATTCAACCACAATCACAACCACGTTATCATTAAACGACTAAAATCAAAAGTTATGCGTTACTTACCCCACGCTCAAGTAGGTAGACCATATCGTAATAAAGATTGGATAGGTCGATAATTGACCTAAGTTAAATGTCATGCTATAATATCAGCATGACATACACAACTTATAAAAGTACTGTTCGAAGTATTAAATCAAACGATCCTAAATTTTATATTCACGACAAGTTTACTTCTACACCTCGAGCAGGATTTGAAATTAGCCAGCGGTGCCCAGAAAATTATATTAGTTTGATTCAGGAATGTATCAGCCACGGTTGGCTCAAACCTGTTGCACATGTTACAGAGCGTGAACTTATTTTTATGGGACTCACTAAATGACATTAAATATGTCCATGCCAGGCACTATAGGCGGTGCAAAAGTAATTTTTAAGAATATGCAAATGATAGCAAAAGTCGGAATAGTAGGAATGGGATTTGTAGGTGGCGCAATTGATCACGCTATGGGACAGGGTATTTGTGGAACAGTAGCAGTAGACCCTGCCAAAGGATATCTAAATACATATCAAGATTTAGTCAACTGCGAAGGTGTATTTGTATGTGTACCAAGTCCACAAGGCGACGATGGAACCTGCGATACCAGTATCCTAGAAGATGTGCTGGCCAATCTAAAGAAGATTAACTATCAAGGTGTAATCATTAGTAAATGCACAGCACCCCCAGACGTATATGAACGCTTAAATGATCTATATCCCAATCTTGTTCATGCTCCAGAATTCCTAACTGCGGCAAATGCTGTGATAGATTATATGAATGGATCATTTGCTATTATCGGTGGACGAGTTCTAGCATACCAACGTGAGGCAGAACGTCTTATTCGCATAGGACAACAAGTGCTAGGAGATAATGTTCGATATTGTAGCATAGGTGAAGCCAGTCTTGCTAAGTATGCTATCAATTGTTTCATGAGCACCAAAGTTGTTTTCATGAATGAACTACATCAAGCGGCAAGTGCAATGGATCTAGACTTTGATAAGATTGCCAACATGATAAAGATGGACAAACGTATTGGCAATAGTCATATGCAAGTACCTGGCCCAGATGGAGCATTTGGATTTGGTGGGGCATGTTTCCCAAAGGATACCAGTGCCATGCTGAAGTTTGCAGAACAACATGGCGTCGGACTTAATGTATTGGATGCAGTCGTTAAGAAAAATACGCTGCTTAGGTTGACAGGACCTAAATAATACTGTATTATAAACTAATAGGCAATCCTCTGCCTTAAAACATCGGAGAATAATAAAATGAGTGAAGATAAAAAACCAACTAATGATGAAACCATTAAGAAAATAAAAAAACAAAATCCTGGCGTTAAAGTTAAAAAGGTCAAAGGTGGCGGATTTCAAATCTCTAACCCTAGAGCACCTAATCCACTATTGCTCAATCTAATCAAAAGGGCACTCGAGTGAATGCCAATCATCAACTAGATAATTCAATGAATGAACCAGTAAGCTATAACAATATAGACGACAAAGGTTATAAATTAGGAACCTTAGCAGGAGTAATCCGCATGAGGATGATACGTGGTAACAAGCGTTTCTGGGCAGGTGACAATATTAGTGAGTATGTTACTGAAGATAACAAAGACAGACTAATTGACGAGGCAACCGAAGCATTTGAAAAAGTTCTAGATGCACTGCTAATCGATCGTGAAAATGATCCCAACAGCAAAGGTACTGCTCGTCGGTTGGCTAAAATGTACTACAATGAAATAATGGCAGGAAGATATGAACCAGGACCAGACGCAACAGCATTTCCAAATGATTCGGCAGACCGCTACGAAGGTATGCTGGTGGTACGAAGTGAGTTGCGCTCTATGTGCAGTCATCATCATCAGCCCGTTAGTGGTGTTGCTTACATTGGCATCATCGCCGCACAAAAACTTATTGGTCTTAGCAAGTACACTCGTATTGCTCAGTGGTGTGCTCGTCGCGGGACCTTACAGGAAGAACTGTGCAACGACATTGCAAGAGAGATCTCCCGAGCCACAGATAGTGAAAACGTTGGAGTCTATCTAAGGATGACACACGGATGCTGTGAGAATCGAGGCATTATGGCACACGACAGTTCAACTACTACATCTGTACTCAAAGGTGCTTTTAATAAAGACCCGGGCACAAAGAAGGAATTCTTTGACACGTTGAGTCTCCAAGAATCTAACAAACGATAATATAATGGCAATATCAATCATTGACCTTACACAATTAATCTGCTATAATAAACTATAAGGAAACGTATGAAAAACAAAGGTAAATTGAATATCCCTAATCGCCAGACTATGGCAGCTCGGCCGCAGCCCGCACCCACTATTGCTGCTCCATCTGGCAAGACTCCTAGCATTATGATTGCTGTTCCTTCAATGGAAATGGTCAATGCAGAGTTTGCACAACACTTGGCCATGGCAGCTGCCAACATGGTTGCCAATGGTGTTAAGATCAACTGTGCATTTAATATTGGATCAGTTATTACAATTGCTCGACGCAATTTAGTTGATATCTTTCTCAAGAGCGATTTTGACTATATTTGGTGGGTCGATAGTGATATGAAATTCCCAATTGATGCGCCTATGCGGTTGTTGGCACGTGGTAAGGAAATTGTAGGTGCAAACTATCGTCGTCGCCGTTTCCCTAATCCCAACTTTACAGGTATGATGGGCAAAGCTGGTCAATTTACAGAATTCCAAACTACAGACAATAGCCCAGCAATGGAACTGATTGATGTGTTACCACATGGTATGGTTCTGTGCAAACGTGAGGTTTACGAAAAGATTCCACATCCGCATTACTTGCAAGAATACGTTCCCGAACTTAATCTTGAAATTGGCGAAGATATTTACTTTTGCCAACAAGCGCAAAAAGCAGGATATGAAATTTGGTGTGATCAAGAACTTAGCCGCGAAACATCGCATATTGGTATTTTCCACTTCAACTACAATTTAAGTGTACCAAAATAAAAGAAAGGATTCCCATGTTTGAATCTATTGAAATTCGCAAAGTTAAAAACGGTGTTATCGTTACTTTGCGCAGCGACGAAGATGAAGATCAAGAGTACGTGTATGATACTGACCGCAAGGCTATCAAATTTGTTAAAGATCTTCTCGATGTCAAAAGTAAAGAGCAAGTTCCGGCTTGATAAATTATGACAGTTAAAAAGAAATACAACATAGGTGATACTGTTTGGGTATATGGTATTACAAATGGCAGATCCACCGAAGGCAAAATTGTCCAATGGTTTAAAGTTCCATTGGAGGGATGGGATCAGAATACAGTTCATTATGTTGTAGCAATACCGACTGAAATAGAATATTTGCTAGAAGTAAGAACATGGGAAACTATTAGTCAAACTAAAGACGGGCGTGTAGGTACATTACGTGATGTATTTGAAAATCCAGATGCCGCACATAGAATGTTGGCTAGAACCGGAATGGCAATCATCTCAACCAACGATGAAGAATTTACAGGTGATGGTCATGATGGCACGGGCAATGTTGCAGAGGATTATGATGACGATATCAGTCCGGATGCAATACATGCCGCACTGGAAAAGTCTCAACAAGATTCCAGTCATGGTCCAATGGTTATGAAAGAAACTAAACCTAAACGCCGTACTTACCAACCTCGAAAGAGAAAAGTTTGAACGCAACCAAAGCACTGGACGAGTTACACAAAGTCCTCCGACAGTGGGCTCATACGCCACCTATGATTAAACCTACATTACATTTACGAGAATCTAACTGGTGGCGGTTACAGGTGGTAGAAGAGCCTGGTGTGGTTTGGTATAATCAAAAATTAAACGATTGTGTCGAATGGTCGGCAGAAAAGTTAAAAGATTGGCCCAATGTTAAACGTATGAGTTTTGACATGTGGGATTTTAAATCTAAAAAAGATGCCGAAAAGTTTCTTATAGTATTTCATCTATCATGGCAGCAGTAAGGTGGCAACAAGTTAGAGAGGGCGATACTATTACGGTTGAAGAGATTCACAGGGTAATAGTGCATAAGTTCAGCATAGGTGACGTAGAAGATCCAGATCTATTTGCCGCGCAACCAATTTGGGAATGGCAAGAGAGTGAACCGGGCAAGTTTGTTATGGAACATGCTATTGATAAACCCGAGTGGCGTAGACAGGTAGATCATTCTACATACGGCCATCAATACACTATAATAGCAGAACTTGAAGCAAAGAAGTTGAGTGAATTCTATTTAAGATGGGGCAAAGATGGAAGTAGTAAGATACGGTGGGACCTGTACCGTTAAACAGGCAAACTCAAGTAAAACAGTGGAGGCAGCGGTGCATGAGTTTAAGGAACGACAGAACTTAACTGTGGTCCTTAACAAGAGTGTAAAGTTGCCCATGATCTGGAATGGTAAGTTGTATGAAGGCCGTATGGCCGGAATTGACTTTACCAGCACAGGTCCGTCAATTAGTAAGACAACAACAGGAATTAGAGGTTAATATGATTTTCAAAATTGGTGACAAGGTAGAAAAGGTCAGCGGCTACAAATGGCCAGGTGTAGTCATAGCCGCTTTTGATACACTGGTAGGAGAGCGTAGAGTTGTAGTAGAATGTACCACTCCAGAAGTAGCAGGAGCACTGCATATCTATAACGAAAAACAATTAACATTAGTGGACTAATATGTTCAACGCATTACGAGACGATCTAATGGTACAACAGCAGGTAGACGGACCTTGGCAACATATGGTCGGTGTTATCATGCTTAATCTAACTGGTCGTAAGCCAGTTAAGAAAGTCCTGCCAGAATTTCTATATTGGTTTCCGACTCCGTATGCTTTACTCAACGCAGATGAAGATTTTATCAAAAGCATTATTGAACCGCTGGGTATGATGAATGTTAGGTATCGACGTTTGATAAAAATGAGTCAGAATTTCTTGACTTGGGATGGCGATGATGCCACACGGTTATATGGTATTGGAAAGTATGGTAGTGATAGTTACGAGATCTTCTTCAAACAAAACTACTCAGTACAACCAACAGACAAAGAATTAAATCGTTATTTAAAAGAGGAATTGATTTTACCAGTGCAGGTCCAAAAATAACAAAAACAACAACAGGAATTAGGGGCTAAATGGAACATTATTATCAAAATATTCAAGGTTGGTTTGGATATCAAACTATCTATGACATTGCCGTACGAACAGCTATTGAAGACTCGCACTTTGTAGAGATAGGATCCTGGAGAGGATGTAGCACATCTTATCTAGCGGTAGCTATTGTCAATAGTGGAAAACGTATAAGAGTAGATTGTGTAGATACATGGAACGGTAGTATTGACGAAGAAATTCACCAAACTGATCCCGCAGTAGTTAATAATACATTATTTTATGAGTTTTTAGAAAATACCGCAGGAGTTCGACATATTATTAATCCCGTTAGGATGGATAGTAATGAAGCTGTTAAGATTTATACAGACAACAGTTTAGATTTTGTATTAGTTGACGGTAGTCATGAATACAACCAAGTTTGTAAAGACATATCACAATGGTTAAAAAAAGTTAAACCGGGCGGTATAATAGCAGGTGATGACTATGCTTGGCCAGGTGTCGGACAAGCTGTTAGAGAACTGTTGCCTACAGCTAATATTATTACAAGTCTCACTACCAATTATCCTTGCTGGTTATATATCAAAGAATAAAATGACAACAGTAATTAAAAATTAATATGCAAACTCCGGCACAAGGTATTATGTTAGATAGAGATCATGGAAATGCCAAATCATATACAATTGCATGTGATTGCCATGATACAAATCATTCAGTTCACATGTGGATTGAACTCAACGGCGATCAAGATGTAAAAGATGTTGAGATGACATTTTATATCAACACTACTACTCCATTTTGGAAATCGGGATTTAGTCGAATCAAGGCAGCATGGGATATATTAATACACGGGTACAGAGAAGATCAACACACATTAATTTTAAATCGACAGGCAGCATTAAATGTTGCCAACACAATTAACAGAGTAATAACAGAATTAGAGGAAAAATAAAATGAATCTTTTTAGAGACCAACAGAAGTTTATGACAGCGTGTGATCAAAGTGTTGAAAGTTTTAATGAAAAACAATATACAATGTATGTCAACCTTATCAACGAAGAGCATCAAGAACTATTAGAAGCAACATTGACAGAAGATCCTGTAGAGCAACTGGATGCATTGATTGATATTCTAGTTGTAACTATTGGTGCTATCCATAGTATGGGGGCCGACGGCGAAGGTGCATGGCGAGAAGTGATGCGATCAAATTTCAGTAAAGTTGGAGAAGATGGTAAGGTTCGTAAACGTGAAGATGGAAAAGTTTTGAAACCAATTGGTTATTCTCCACCAGATTTAAAATCATTCCTAAAAAAATAACTTGACCATTGATCCTGTTTCGTGTATAATTAAATACATAAACAGGATTTTTACATTATGGCACAACATTCAAACTATTGGAGTTGCACTCCTTTTGCGGATTGGGTTCGCGGCACCAAAAAACTCAGTGTAGGTACTTCAGAAGAATGGGACAATTGGACCACCGCGGCTCAAATGAAACACAACTTTCGCTATTGGTTAGCCGAAGAGTTACTTGATGGTATTCAAGACTTTGTCACTTGGCCTGTTAGAAAAATATATGATATCAAGTACTACATTAACAACCGTTGGGTTACTTGCTCTCATGCCCTTACTGCTCATCCCCGCGATATCAAACCGGGCCAATGGTGTGATGTTGGCAACCGTTTCCTTCCTTGCCTTTTCAACGAGCTGGTAGATTTTGTTGAAATAGAATCAGCATGGAGTCACATTGCGTGGGGTGATAAAGAAGCCCGGGCCAAATATGATCCTCCATTTTATGCTAGCGGATGGTGGCGTTGGAGAGTTTGGCGTAGCCCACAAGCAGGATTGGATCATCTTAATTGGGCAATGACCCTTACTAACGAAGAATGGTTAGAAGAAGATAAAAAAGGCGAAGCAGTACCAACTAGCCAAGCACTAGCTGCAAAAGAAATAAAAGAACTATACACATGGTGGACTGTAACCTATCGTAATCGTCCTGACCCATATGATGCCAGCGGGTGGACCGCATACTGTGAAGCAAACAGAATTGCTAACGGCGGCCGACTAAATTTCGGCGGTGATAAGAATCCCGAACTTAAAAAGGCCAGCGACAAGGCTCACAAACTGCTACAAAAGATTGAAGCGGCCTATGAGAAGGAAGATGAGGCCATGATGATCAGATTAATACGTATCAGGGATGCACTATGGACTTAACGCCACTTTGTTGTGAATCACCGAAAAGTTTTTCGGAAAAATATGATTGTTATTATTGCACACCTTGCAACATTTGGTTAGAGGACAAGTGTGATGATCCAACCTGTGAATATTGTATCAGCAGACCAGAAAGACCCTATGACCAAATTGAGCCAAAGTCTTGAACGCAACACCTTCCAACGGGATAATTACTTGAAGCGAAAAATGGAGGAGGGAAATCTTCCTGATCCAGAATATGTTAAGATGTACGAAGAAATCAATTTCGATAAGTTGAGCAGAGAAGAAGATCCCAATTGGAAAAAAGATAACTTGGAGTATGATCTCCGTAGCACCGATTGGATATTGGCCAAGGTCCGAGAAAGTCGCATCTACGCTCAAAATCTATATGCCGCTATATGTAATAACGAATTTCAAAAGTTAGATGTTATGCCCATTCTTAAGGATCAACGCTGGGGTGCCAGTTGGAGGTATGCCGGAGGCATCATTGCCGACATGCTGGAGAAGGGTGATTACATTGATTGGTATTGTAGTGGTATCCGAAACCATGATCCATTAGAACCGGGCGAGTGGGAAGGTTGGACATTAGAACAACAGACCTTTTACAAAGAAGGTGAATCTTTTGTGGGCGAAAGTGTAGTCACTGAAGAAATCCGAGCTGATCTCAAACGTCTGGGATGGATTGTGATTGACAACAATGACTAAACCAATAGTTCTATCCGAAGAGTCGTGGCTTAAAATCTATAACCACATTGCCCGAACTCATCCTCCCAGCGTGTTGTTAATTCGCAACAAAATGAAATCAGTATTGGGTTTCACTGCCAGACGACACCAAGAATGGATAAACAGCGAGGTTGACATTAGTGATGTTAGTTACACAACTAGATGGTGTGTAACTAACATACATTTGGACTTCTACAATGAGCCAAAACGCACTATGTTCCTACTAAAGTACTCAGAATATTTGGACAAATCTGGTAATTCCACTCTTGACATAGAGTGAAAAACCCTGTATAATAAGTACATACACTAACAAATAGGAGTGCAAAATGGCGACAGTAGCAGGCATTAAGATCAAACCAAAAGTTAAAAAAGAAAAAGTCACTAGCGTTAGCATCCGCGAACATGCAAAACGCGACCATAGTCCCAAGTGGGATGGTGCAGAAACTTGGACAGGCGAACAGTTCTTGCGTCACTTCCAAGGTGCTATGCGTTATTATCGTATGGAATCCAGCGGCAAAGAACTTAAACCCAAAGTTATCGACTGGATGGGGCGTAATGGTTATGCTCGTGCAGATATTCAAGCATTTAAGGATACCCGCGATGGTCGATGTGAGTTAACTACAGGTTCTGTTGCAGCCTGTCTGATCAAAGGTATGCCGGACGTGCATCCAGAGTTTAATAATGGTCGTAGCACTGTGGCGTGGCTTAAGGCAGAGATTGCTAAAGTTGTATCATCTGGTGAATATGACGAAGTGACTGTAGAGGAAGTTAAAGTAATTAAGACCCCTGCACAAGTGTTTAACATACAAGATCGAATTCGCGAACAAGCGGGCACAATGAGTGAGGAACTAGATGCCGCTATCGACTCTTGGATTATGAATCCAGAAGAGTTTGACCCAAAGGCAATTAAGGTGTTTAATTTGTTGCGTGGTAAGGGTGTTAAGGCTGCTCAGGCTCGTTATGTCAAATCCTACTTTCAACGTAACTATGATGAGTTAATTGAGTTGTCTAGTGGTAAAGCTGACGAACAGTTACGTGAAGCATACAAGCATAACAGTCGTAAGAATGTTAACAAGCTGATCGAATTTTACAATGCCATTATGGCAGCATGTGAGCAGATTGCCGCAGAACAGAAAGTGCTCAAGAAGCCTCGTGCTGCCAAGGTCAAACCTGCAGAAGAATTGGTTAAGAAGTTGAAGTTTATGTTGAGTGATGTTAAATTGGGTGTAACGTCAGTGCCTCCTGCTACCATTATTGGTGCTCAAGGTGTTGTTGTGCTCAATGTTAAGACACGTAAGATCGGCTACTATATTGCCAAGACTAGTGAAGGTATTGGTGTTAAGAATAGTAGTGTTACAAACTTTACTGAAAAGAGTATGCAAAAGACTATGCGTAAGCCGCCAGAACAGGTCAAAGAGTTCAAAGAGCAGAATACGCAAAAGCGTTTTGAAACTTGGTTTGCCAAGAGTGTCAAGACTACAGAGACAGTGTTGAACGGAAGATTTAGCGAAGATACAATCATCTTGAAGGTATACAAATGAACAAACGAATTAAACTACTTGCTGAACAGGCCACTACTCGTATTGAACCAACATCCAACAGTGGCGAAGGGTGGATCTTTGACAAGGAAAAGTTTGCCGAGTTGATTGTTCGGGAATGTGGTGTGGCATTGAGTCCTATGTTGCGTGATATGGTTAGTCGTGGTCAAGCATACGATTTGATTAAACAACATTTCGGAGTTGAAGAATAGTTGACTCCTTTACAAATACCCTGTATAATATACTAAACAACTTTTAAGGAACTAAAATGCTAACACTAAAAGAATGGATGGAACTTGTAGATTACCGTATCACTGAAGGTGGTGATTATAATCTGTACAGCGACAATGCCTATGCACTGTCATCATGGAATGGTGACCAAGATGGATACAGCATGGAAATCATCTTTGATACAAAGACTCAAGTGGTCTATTGTGTCGAAGCCTGTGACTACAAACATCAACGTGCCTATCGTTTGCACCATCCCGACTACAAGAATGTAGATCAGATTAAAGAAGCGTGGGACACTGTTGAGTGGTGTGACCTAGAAGCAGATGACGATTTTATTCAAAAGTCTCTGTCTATTGTAGCAGGTGAGGATTATGATACTCGTGTCACTATTCCAATTGATCTCCCTGATCACGAATTGATGGCTATCTTTAAAATGGCTCACGAGGCTGATATGACATTCAACGATTTTGTTGAAAAGATTCTGCGTGAAAAACTAGCAGATGAAAGTTTTGTTACAGGAATGAAAGCCGCACATGAAGCAGGAAAATGAAGACTACCTGAAACAGGTATATCCAAACATGTTCTCCAAAGACTTTTGGGGCTTTGAGTGCAACGACGGATGGTTTAATATCATCAATATGCTGTGCCGCAATACTCAAAGTCACCTTAATTGGAAACAAGAAATTCCGCAAGTAGTTGTAACACAGGTCAAGGAAAAGTTTGGGTCACTACGATTCTATTATGATGGTGGTGATGAATACATTTCCGGACTTGTTAGCATGGCAGAAGCCATAAGTGAAGTCACTTGCGAAGTGTGTGGAGAACCCGGAGAGGCTCGTCAAGTTGGCTGGCACAAAGTATTGTGTGAAACTCATCATCAAGAAAGAGAAAAGGCTCGTAATGACACTCCCTGACGAACGGTATCGTGCTGTGGTTCAGACTATACAGTTTCTTACTGACGTCTGCAATATTCCTAGAGTACCCAAGGCAATAAAACAACAGGCCCGCTCATTGTTGCGACATTATCCCAGTGCATGGGATATGAAGGTGGCCGCTGAAAACTGCCCGGCAATATTCCAGGAACAAATGGAGCCGTTGTATCGAATGGTTAAACAATACGAACAGGATAAAGAATGAAAATTGGTTTGAGCTATAGCCGTTGTGTCCGTGACATTGTAGATGGTGTTGTGGATATTAAAGATGTGTTGGTTGTCGTTAGCCGTACAGACTTTGACCCACGCGACGACGACCAATGGAAAGGCATTTGGGAAGGATACGGTGGGGGACAAACTTTTGGTAGTCCGTTTAGTAATCCAGAATGGATAGACTATTCCGCTAAAGACGAATCTCGCTTCCGCGATGTCAGTATCGAT